TATCCTACTGGACTGCATGGCTAAAGTACTACTATCCTCTAGAGTTCATGTACTCGTTGCTAAAGAACGAAAAAGACAAGGATGCTCGTACTGAGTATCTGATTGAGGCAAAGCGTATGAACATTCCTATTCGCTTGCCACATATCAATGAGTCTGACATTGACTTCAAGATTGAGGGTAAGGCTATCCGATTTGGTTTGTCTGCTATTAAGTTTATTAGTGATAACATTGCAGAAAAGTATATTGCTGCACGACCATTTGCATCATACAAGGAGCTAGAAGAATTTACTTTTGGCAAGGGTAATGGTGTTAACTCACGTGCTCTACAGGCACTAAGAGTAATTGGAGCAGCAACATTCCCAGACCAGCCACGCAATGACGAAGAGATCCGTGAAAACCTGTACGAGTATTTGAATCTACCAGAGTTTAACATTACGGTGCCAAACCACTTCCACGCATTTATCAATGACGTGGCAGACTTTGAAGAAAAGGGTGTGTTTATCCTAATGGGTATGGTCAAGGCTATTAAGCGTGGCAAAGGCTGGTCTCGTGTAGAGATCCTAGACAAGACTGGCAGTGTTGGAATCTTCGACGAGGAGCAGACAGCTATTGAGCCAGGTAAGACCTACCTGCTTCTTGCTAGCGACAACAGAATTACTAGTGCTATTCAGGTAGAAGACCTAAAGAAGTCTGAGTCTTCGCTTGTCAAGTTCTTGAACTACAAGCAGCTACCTTACAAGGATGAAGAGATGTACGTTGTATCATTCAGACCACGCATCACCAAGGCAGGCAAGAAGATGGCTAGCCTAACCCTGGCAGATAGCACTAGAGATTTGCACTCCGTAACCGTATTCCCAACGGCATTTCCAAAGGCATACATGAAGGTTAAAGAGGGCAACGCATACAAGTTTGACTTGGGCAAAACAAAAGATGGAACAATTATTATGGAGGACGTATTCGATGTTTGATGAACTAGCAGAACAGCTGCATACAACGGCAGTTGCAAAAGGCTTTTGGCCAGAGGATGTAGACGATATCTTTATTACTAAGCAGCTTATGATGATTGTGTCAGAGGCTGTAGAGGTAATGGAGGCTATTCGTAAGGATAAGGGTGAAGACCAGATCGCTGATGAAATGGCTGACATTCTTATCCGAACACTAGACCTATATGCAGGTCTGGTAGAGAATGGATATACTCGTGTATCACTCGACTACGCTCTCGACAAGAAGGCAAATATTAACAAGGACAGACCAGAAAGGCACGGTGTTCGCTTTTAATGACAACTATTGAAGAGGCTCTAGCACAGCTAGATCCAAAGATTAGAAAGCGTTTGGGACCAGCTATCGGAATTAAGACAGAGTTCCAGCCTACACCAAGCCCAGGATTGAATCGTGCACTAGGTGGTGGATTCCCATACGGACGACAGGTTTTGCTATGGGGTAGCAAGTCTAGTGCGAAGTCTTCTCTTTGCTTGCAAACAATTGGCATGGCTCAGAAAGAGGGCAAGCTCTGTGCTTGGATTGATGCTGAGATGTCTTATGATGAAGAGTGGGCTAGACGACTTGGTGTAGATACTGAGCAGCTAATCTATTCAGAGGCAAGAAGTATCAACGACATGGTTGATGTTGGTGTGGCACTACTAAACGCAGGTGTGGACCTGATTGTCATTGACAGTATTAGTTCGCTTCTTCCAGCGGTATACTTTGAAAAAGACTCTGATGAGCTTAAGGCACTAGATCAAACTAAGCAGATTGGTGCAGAGTCTAAGGATCTAAAGCATGCATGGCTAATGCTTAACTATGCCAATAACCGTGAAAAGCCTGCTCTCATTATTGCAATCTCTCAGGCAAGAAACAATATTGGTGCAATGTATACTCAGTCAGTCCCTACAGGTGGTCTGACTACCCAGTACATGTCTTCAACTATTGTCAAGCTCTTCTCGTCGCCATCTGATGCCAACGCAATCAAGGCAAAGATTCCAGTTGGAGACAAGCTTATTGAGCAGAAGATTGGTCGCAAGGTTCGCTGGGAAGTTACAAACTCTAAGACATCCGCTCCTGGCGATTCTGCAGAGTATGACTTTTACTACAAGGGCGACATGATTGGCGTAGACACGATTGCTGATCTTGTTGATACGGCAGAAATGCTTGGATTTGTAACTAGAACTGGTGCCTGGTACATCCTTCCAGATGGATCAAAGGTCCAGGGCCGTGATGCCTTTATTGTGAAGGTAAAGGAAGACCTCGACCTGCAAAACACCCTGAAGGATAAGTTGGCAGATGTCTAAGTATTCTATTTATAGTGGGCAGTTTCCTTGCCACACTTGTAAAAAGATGGTAACAAGTTTGAGGTCTTACCCAGAAACTAAGGAGCTAACCTGGATGTGTTCAGACAAGCACCTTAGCAGGGTAAGCCTTAATACAAAGAAAAGCAAGAGAGATTATGAGCGAGAAGAGCGAGAGTAAGCGTCTTGGGGCTAAGCAGCACAAAAATTCTGGTAGAGGCACTCACAAAGGCGATGCTAGCTGGGAAAACTTTACGGTGGACTTTAAGGAAGTTGGAAAAAGCTTTACTATTAATCGTGAAGTATGGGCCAAATGCGTTACTGACGCTATTAGAAATAATAACGATCCTGCTATTGTTGTTGTACTTGGTGATAATGGCATCAAAGTACGACTGGCTATAATTGAACTTGGATTACTTGAACAACTGATAGGCGATGGTGTATAATATAATGGTGGAACAAACAAAAGACAAATCAACCTTAGAGATGATTAACGGTCTAGCAGAAATTGCAGACTTCATGGACGATGAAGAGCTAACTGCTGCACTGACAACCATTGCTAAGCTAATTATTAAACCAGACATTCCTTTGCAGGTAGCAACAGTAGAAATCGTTAGACTACAGGCAATTGCAGCTAAGATGGCTTTTAAGGCTACTTGGCTAGTTAATGTCGATAAGGGAAACAGAGAGAAGAAGAATATTTACTTTACTGCACATGAAGCTATCACCGATTTGGTATCTGCACTAAAGTACATTGTTCGATAAAACACTATGGCTAAAAACTTACTACAACAGATTATGCTTAAAGGTGAGGGGTCCTACAAGGCACCAACGTTTATTGACACCAAAGAGCTAATCGAAAAGATTAACTATGGATATATCGCTAAGCGAGAGACCAAGTTTGCACAGAAGAAAACATTTGCTCCAAGTACAATCGCATATTCTCATGGAGAGTGTCCACGATACTGGTACCTAGCATTTAACGGTGCCATGTTTGAGGATAACGCTGATGCTTATGGTGGTGCTAACATGACAGCTGGTACCAAGTCACACGAACGTATTCAGCAGGCTATGGCAGATGCAGGCATTCTAAAGGATGCAGAGTTCAAGGTGGTATCTAACGACCCTCCAATTTTTGGATATGGCGATGTTATCTTGGACTGGGCTGGAGAAGATCTACTAGGTGAAATTAAGACAATGCCTAGCGAAGGTTTTGAGTACCGCAAGGCAAGTGGGAAGCCAAAGCTTGGTCACTTGGTGCAGCTACTCATTTACATGAAGATTCTAAACAAGACAAAAGCAGTCTTGATTTATGAAAACAAGAACAATCACGACCTACTGATTATCCCAGTAGAGATCAATGATTACAAAGTCAGGTGGGTAAACCAGACATTCGATTGGATGCGTTCGGTACGAAAGGCTTGGGAAGAGAAGAAGCTTCCTGAGAAGAACTACCGCTCTAATTCAAAGATTTGCAAGACGTGTCCTCTAAGTAAGACATGTGCTGAAGCTGGCAAGGGAGATATTAAAATTAATTCTCTGGAGCCATTAGATGAAGCACAAGCACTGTGAGTGGTGTGACACTCAATTTATAGCTAAAGTATCTTATCAGATATATTGTTCTGTAGGATGTAGAGAGCTTGCTACTAAAGAGAAGATTGCAGAGAGATATGCGATTGCACGTAGATCTCGTCTATCTAAAAAGAATAGAACCTGCAAGGCTTGCGGTAGCAAGCTCTCTGTCTATAATGACGAAGAGCTATGTCAGTCATGCGTTATTAATCCTAAAGATGTCAAGAAGGCACTAAAAGAAATCAAGGATATTCTTAATGAAAAAGATAGTTAATCTTTATACTGGTCCAAAGTCAATCATGGCAATTGATGCCAGCACAAATAGCCTTGCATTTGCAATATTTGTTGACGAAAAGCTACACAGATTTGGCAAGATTAACTTTGTTGGGGCAACTACATATGATAAGGTCATTGATGCCTGCAAGAAGACTGCTGCATTCATGAAGCACTATCAGGTAGATGCTATTGTTATTGAGCATACAGTATTTATGAACAGCCCTAAGACTGCTGCAGACCTTGCGTTGGTTCAAGGATCGCTGTTGGGTGCTGCAGGGGTATCTGGAGTAACCCATGTTAGGTCAGTAGCACCAATTACATGGCAAAACTTTATAGGCAATAAAAAGTTTTCTAAAGAGGAAAAGCTAAAGGTTAGACAGGACTATCCTGGAAAGTCGGAATCCTGGTACAAGAATTATGAAAGACAAGAAAGAAAGAATAAAACTATTAATTATATTGATATTCAATATGATAGGTTGGTTAGTGACAACGATGTCGCTGATGCAATTGGCATCGGCCATTATGCAATAAACAACTGGGATAGGTTGACAAGGTAGGCTATGTCTGGTAAACTATATACAAGCGAACTATGGCTACGTAAGCGGTATCACATGGATAAGCGTACTCCTGAGCAGATTGCAAAGGAGTGTGGCGTAAGTGTTGAAACCATTTATGTTTACTTAGCAAAGTTTGGATTAAGAAAGTCAAAAAGATGAGAATACTAAAACACTTTGCTTGGGTTGCCAAGGGACTAGTGCTTATGCTATTCTGTGATCACTCAAACACTCGAACAGCCTCTTGCCCTGTTACAATGTATACCTATACTACCTGTAACCGCTGCGGAAAGAGACTAGCTATCGTAAGAACGGAAGACAATGGCCAGGCGTAAAAAGATTGAAGCTCAGACCACCCCATCTAACTTTGTAACCACTCCATACATGGAAGTAAATGGCTTTCCAATTGAGAAGGGTGACATTATCAAGATTCAGGGCGAGTACGGGTCAAAGTTTAAGTTTGTTGGTGTAACAGAAAACACTCTAACTGGTGCAACTTGGGTAGACTGCTTTCAGATTATTGGCACGGTGCCATCAGTGTTTAGGTCCTTTAAGCAGGATCGAGTAAAGCGTATTCCAAAGAGGGGAAAGAGGGCCAAGCGTGTCATTTGAAGACTTGACCATTGAGCACCTTGACGAAGTAAACAAGGTTGTAGAAAAATATCTGGCAGGCAACGAGCCTACCCAAATCTCTAAAGAGTTGGCAATGCCACGACAAAAGGTTGTTGCATACATCAATGAGTGGAGAGCCATGGCAGCAGATAACGCTGCAATTCGTGCCCGTGCTAAAGAAGCACTAGTTGGTGCTGACACCCACTATACAAAGCTTATCCAGAAAGCTTATGAGGTTATAGATGATGCTACAACTACTGCAAACCTCAATGCTAAAACAGCAGGTATCAAGCTAGTCATGGACCTTGAGTCCAAGCGTATCGATATGCTACAAAAGGCTGGTCTGCTTGAAAACAAGGAGCTTGCAGAAGAGATGATTGAGATTGAGCGTAAGCAAGAGCTATTGGTATCAATCTTGAAAGACATCGCATCTGAGCATCCAGAGATTCGTGACAAGATTATGCGTAGGCTTTCAGACGTTGCGAAAGAACGAGAAGTTATTACGGTGATTCATAACGATGTTTGATGATTTTATAGAAGCACTCAAGGCAGATAACTTTGACGAGCGTCCTGTAGATGTACGTACGTTTGTTGAGGGTCAAGACTACTTGGCACAGCCACCTCTATCTCAGGTGCAGTATGACATTGTAGAGGCTATGAGTCAAATCTATAAGCTAGAAGATCTCATTGACCTAATGGGGGATACTGAAGGACGCAGGTATTATGCAAAGTATACGAAAAATGAAGTTATTCTGCAGCTTGGCAAGGGTTCAGGTAAAGATTTTACGTCTACGGTGGCTTGTGCGTACATTGTATATAAGCTTCTATGCCTTAAAGATCCAGCACGATATTTTGGTAAGCCTAGCGGTGATGCCATTGATATCATCAACGTTGCGATTAACGCACAGCAGGCGAAAAACGTATTCTTT